GTGGTAGTTTTAGCCGTTGTCGCTTATTTTATTTTACGTTAAGCAAGGTTATACAATGAATAAACTGATTTTTGTGTTGTCTATGGCACTCACAGCCTGTACGTGGGATGTTGATGAGCCAATTCAAGAAGAAAAAGATAAGGATGCGCTTCCGCCGGGCATCATGCAACCGGTAGAAGGCACCGGCGCTATCGCAGGCGGTAGTTGGCTGCCGGAAATTCAACAACAACGTATGCCAATCAATATGCAATAAGGAATATTTTTATGAAAAAGTCTTTTTTACTTCACTCTCGCTACTAGAAGCACCACGCATAGGACAACCAAGCACAACTCCCTGTTCAGGCATTTCTGAAAAGAATAAGCAGTAAACAGTCTGTCCTAGTCCAAGTGTATAATTATCACTGTGGCTTTCAGAATAAGGAACTAACACATTAAGCCAGTCCGTTGTTTTATCATCATCGCCCTTTAACAACACTCTTACTTTTCCAGTTTTTGAATCTATCGCACTTACTTCTCCTGCTTTTAATGTTTCAATCAATTTAACCACCTGCCTTATCACTTTTTGTAACAAAAAAATCACAGCTAAATTAATAACTGTGATAATAGTTTTTATATTGACTTTTTTCCAAAATATGCTATAATATAATCAAATAAAATTCGATTATGTTCAAGCCCTCGTTGTTGGGCTTATTTTTTTTTGCTTTTTTTCCATTTTATAAACTTTATAGTCCAGAAAGTGCAGAATAAAATTATTATCGTTATTGATAATACCAGTTGTATTTTTTCATACATAATAGCTACCTCTTTCTATTTTTTTATTAAAGTGTAGAGAAAAGGCTAGAGGGTTTGGCAACCATAGCCTCGTTGTTGGTTATTTCTTCTTGTCGTTTCCGTCTTTATACTCTTTGTATATCATATATACAAATTGTAATATTGTACAGATACTGGCAAGTAGATGAATTTTTTCGATTATGTTCATTACCTTATATCCTCCTTTCCGTTCTCTACAGAACTATTATATTGCACCTCTTGGAATTTGTCAATGTATCATCACAGTTATTATATTTAATTGTAATTGTCCTATAAATAATTTACTTCTTCTTATTTCTAGCTTTTCGTCCTCTTTTCTTGCTAGAACTCTTACCACTTCTACCTTTTCTGCCTTTAGATTTAGCCTGTTTTTCTGCTTCTTTTTGCCGTTGCTCCTCTTTAGTCTGGGCAATCGCATTTTGTTCGGCATTTTCTCTTGCTCCAAGTTTCATAGCATTGATTTCACAAGCGTAGTCGCCAGTTACATTATGCGTTACTTTATCTATTACATATTTACCTTCAAACTTTCCCCAGCTCTCATCCAGTTCTATTATTGCTCCTGCCAAGTATTTAATATTTCCATCAACATTTAAAGTTATCTGAAATTCCTGTTTCATGTTTTCTTTTAATGTCTTTTTAGCTACTTTCTTGGCTGTACTTTTCCCTTTCGTCTTAACTTTTAAAGTTTTTTCTTTTTTACTTCTGCCCTTTTTACCTTCGGCTTTATTTTTTAACTTCTCTTTCGATTCCTTAACTGTTTTTCCTTTTTTGGAAGAATTTTTACTTCCTGTTTTTTTACTTTTTTCCTTTTTAAAAGACGCATAACTCATTTTTTACCTCTTATTTTTTCTTGGATTTAACCTTTTTGCTAGACTTCTTGTTTTTAGAAGATTTGTTATTGTTCTTTGATTTTTTATTTTCTGATGATTTTTCTTCTGAGCTTTCAGTTGTAACTTGATTACGTTTTTCAAGCTCTTTTTTTGTAATAATTTCCTTAATAACTTTTTTCTTGTCAGGATCATAATAGGAAACTTCAACTTTGTCATAAATTTCCTTATTTTTCTTTTTCAAGCTGAAACTTCTTATTCTTTCATCATTAATATTAAAAATCTCAACAGTATCATTCTTTTCCATTTCTTCGTCATCGAAAATGATTATCTTGTCATCAGACACCTTCATATTCAGTCCTGTTTCCTTGACAACTCTATTAATAAAAGCTAAATCTGTTTCCTGATTTTGGTCAAGTCTTTCAAAAAATTCGTTATCTGCATATATTTCCGCATTCATTTCATGCTTATTGGCAATCTGTGTAACAAGCTCTTTTAGAGTTATCCTTTCCCAAGCAACACTATTCTTTTGGTCTCGAATATTCTGGTCTAATGGTAAAGCTAAGCATTTCAGATTAAGCCTGTTATTTTCAAAAGTTGGCTCATCTACATAAAACGTTCCCAAATCCAAAAAATTAGTTTCATTTTCCAGCTCTTCATGAATCCCAACAAGTAATTGAGCGTTCTCGTCGGGATACCATTCTTTAAGCCAGCGATAATCCAAATTTTCTAGCTCCAATTCCAAGTCATCTATTGCATTCTTAGAATTATCAGTATAGTTTAGAGATGAAATAGAATGGGCTATCTCATCAGAAATATCAACTTTATTAAAAATTACTACAACTCTTATATTTCTAGCAAAAGCCACTTCTATTCACCCCTTTTCCAAGGTGGCAAACTTGTATCATTATTACTTTCTTCAGCAATTTCAGGAAGAATAATTGGAACATTTGCGTCAAAGACGGCGATGTCGATTAAAGCTAAATTACTTCTAACAAGGTCATGATAATAGCCTTCACTTCTGTAAACTCTATAAGCTATCAAATCCCAAGTGTCACCACTTTGTGTCCTGTAAACTCTAACGTTAGCCATTATCCAAACGCCGTCCTTTCTTTTTTATTTTTAGCTTTCGCCAATGCTCTCATTACTGCTTTCTCAATTGCACTTGTATCAGCATTTCCATTTACTGTTATGCTAATATTGATAACATCTCCGCCACTCGAACCTTCATTATTTCTAAGCCCTGACATTCTCTCTTTTAGTCCACTAATTTTATCTCTAAAACTATTTCTAGTTTCACGATTATTCAAGATTTGAGTACCACGAGGTAAATTTAATAACATTTCATGTTCTGCTAAGAAAGCTGGTTTACCTGGCATTTGAATTAATTCTGCTCCACGTTCTGCTACTGTTGTAAGTCCTCCGCTCCAATAGTTTGTTCCAGCAGCATTCATTCCTAACATTCCTTTGATTCCGTTTGAAATCGGGTTATTTGCAACTGCTGATTTTATATCGTTCCATTTTTGCTTAAAATAATCAACTACTCCATCAATAGCTTTTTTTAGCCCACCAGCAACTGTATCAAAAGCACTTTTTATTCCATTCCAAACTTCTGTTGCCTTTGTTTTCATTTCATTCCACTTAGTTGAAAAATAAGATTTAACATCCTCAATCCCAGTTTTTATTTTATTCCACAATTCTACTGCCTTGCTTTTTATAACATTCCATACTCCAATAACCACTCCTTTAATTGCATTCCATACAAATCGTGCAACAGCAACTAAAGTTCTCCATATAGCCTTTATTACCATAATTCGTATTCTTATTTGAATTACAATCGCTATAATTACAGCTAAAATTATTGTTTTTATTACAGTCCATATAACTTTAACAGCTACTGACAGCGCTTTCCAAGCCATTTTTATAATGTTGATATACATTTTTACATACATCACTATTGCTTTAATTACAACAGCTACCACGACTTTAATAACGTTCCACACAGCAACTACCACTGGTTGCAACACTTTCCAAACAGCTTTTATAACGGCTATATAGGTTTTTACATAAATCGCTATACCTTGCATAACAACGCTTGCCACCACCTTAATAGCATTCCATACTTCCATAACTGTTGGCTTTATGATCTGCCAAATTTGCTTGATAAAATCCACACCTTGTTTAACAATATTTTTTATTCCTGTTATCACATTCATTACTGTTGGCTTTATCCCTTGCCAGACTTGTTTTATAAAGTTAGCTACTGCTTTAAATATCGCATTCACTCCATTTCTAAACCAAGCACATTTATTATATAAAACCACAAGTATTGTTATGACAGCAACGATTGCCACAATAATAAGCCCAACGGGATTGGATAAAAAAGCACTATTTATAGCCAATCCAACAGATTTAATTAACGATATTACTCTAGTCAAAACAGGAAATGCTGTTTTGAATCCTTCAGCAAAACTTCCGGCTGCTTTAAATTTATCGAATATTAACATCCCCTTAGATATACCGCCAAATAAAGGTGCAAAACCTTTTGCCAATCCACCAATTCCTATTTTAAAAGTGGCTAATGCTGCTACACCCTTCAAAATATTTGTAGTTAATTGAGGATGTTTTTGAATAAATTGAGAAAATTTCTTGATTAACGGACCAATCGAATTTGCAACTTGAACTAAACTTGGTCCTAATGCCGAACCTAAATCTACTCCCATATTAACAATTCTATTTTTCAAAGTATCAAAAGAATTCCCCATTGTTTTCAATCTTTGATTATATTCTGCATCAACACTCCCTGATGTCTTCATCTTGTCATGAGCATTTTTTATATTTGTTCCAACTTCGTCAATATGTTTTGCTAATTCAGAGGCTGATTGGATAGATTCTTTACCAAATAACTCTTTAAGAGTTGCTGCTTGAACATCTTTTGGCAACTTCTTAATTCTTTGAAAAACATCAATTAGTGTTCCTTCTCCGTCTTTTGTCATTCTTTTAGCTACATCTTCTGCATCTCCCATTTTTTTAAGTGGTGTATTTTCTAAAACTGATTCTACAAGCTTTTCAGGTAAC